CTCGTTTTACTTTGTATACAATAGGTGTTCTATTATTTCTCTGAATATGTCCCTTTTTCTTATATTGTTCTACCCATCTCATTAAACTACGACGAGAACATGCAAATACTCTACAAACTTCCTCTTGTGTATTATCTTCTACTAAATAATATTTTACTGCTTGTATTTTATAATCTTCGCTTTTATGGTGTGTCATATAGAATTATAACATAAAAAACTTAAAAAATTATTAATTATATATCTTAAATATATAATGAATTCAACCGATGAAATAAGTGAAATGAAACAAAAGATTGAAAAAATGGAGATATATATAAAGGAATTAGAAGAACATCTGAAAAAATACACAAACAACAATCGGCATATAAAATATTATGAAAATAATAAAGAGGTTGTCAAAGAACGAACAAAAAATTATATGAAAAAGATGAAGGCGGAAAATCCAGAGAAGTTGAAAGAATGGCGAAGAAATTATTACTTGAAAAAGAAGGAACAATTAAAGTCTGAAAGTGCGAATGACTAAAATTGTTCGTATTCATCGTTCTGACAGAGATAGACATTTGTTATTCCTTCGCTTGATTTTACTTCTTCAATCGCATCACATAATTCTTTCACCCAGTCGTAAGTATCATAAAATACGTCTTCTTGTAATAGTCGGATAATAGAATATCCATTTTGATTTGCACATTCTTCTTTGTATTTATCATTTTCAAATTGTTCTTCGGGTGAAGACCAATCTCTTATTTGTCTGAAATGCTGTGCACCATCTAACTCTATGATGATTTTGTATTCTGGGATACAGAAATCAAATGGAAGATGTCTATTTGTATTTGTATTTTTACACCAGTCTTGCCTGAATTGTGTTATTAACGTGGGATAGATTTGTTTCATAGTTTCATACAATTTTGCCTCTGTTTTATTTACACACATAGGACAACCATCGCCACGTAAATGATTCTGAGCACGTTGACTGAATTCTCCGTGATATCTACATATAATTGTAATATTATTTTTACCTGTTATATATATAGATTTTGAATAATTATATATACCTTTATGTATATTAATAGCATCAGTTTTCCATTCTTCTGTAGTTTTTCTACGATATTCTGCTTTTTTTAAATTACCACATAGATGACACCAGTCTCCTCTGGACATTTTGGATGGAGAAATTTCAAAAGAAGGATGATTATGCGATGAATCACAATTAAACCAATATTTTGTTTGTGTTCCCTTCACTATATCTCTTGGTTCTACATCCCCATTTTTTTCATTATTCCAAAACTTAGATTTTTCGTGCGAAGCAAATGACCGTTTATGGCACCAATTACATTCATTATCATTACATAATCTATTTCCATTACAATATGGACATCCTACATTATTAGTAGTAATACACGATACTGGCATTTCATATGTGTGTTTACATTCTTTACAATTAAAGTAATATTCTTTTGATGTTCCTTTGCAAATATTTCTAGGTGTAATATCGCCATTTTTTTGCTTATTCCAATTTACTGCAAATTTATGTGAAGCGAATGATTTATTATGACACTCATTACAATTGTCATTATTACATATCGTAGTACTATTACAACAAGGACACCATTGACCTCTAGAAATATGATGTGGATCCTTTAAGAAATCATGGTTTGATTCACATTTGAACCAATAATTTTTACCACTACATTTTGTAATTTGTGACGGTTCAATACCTCCATTTTTTTCCTTATTCCAAAATTTTGATTTTTCATGTGAAGCGAATGATTTTTCAAATGGAATTGACATTTTACTATACATATAATTCATCATGAAATATTTAAATCAATTTTCTATTTTTATTAATTATAGCGTAAAATACTTAAAATTATATTCTTTAGGTATTCTATATGGGAAAGAAAAAGAAGGAAGAGGAACTCCCAAAAGAGAAAACGACACGGAAAGACGTTCAAGAAAGAAAAGAAGCAAACAAAAATACCGAATTTACCTGTGTGAAAACCACTTTCAACAGTTTAGTAGAAAATAACTTTCTTAATGGAGGCATACAGGAAATTGTATTGAATATCAACAAAATTTGTTTTTTATCCTACCAATTGTTGAACTATCATTTTACACGCTTGATCCAGGAAAAGAAACCACTTCCGGAAATCACACAGAATTTATTTTATCAAGCATGTTCCACTGTTTCTGTAATGAAAGAACGAAAGGAGAAAGTAGATACAACACATGAACTCTATATTAGTTTTTCACATTATAAAGATTATTTAGGAGAATTACCTTTCAGAGATAGAATGGGTAATCTTATCAATAATTTAAACAAACAACAACTCACTATGACTGAAAATCATTTGAAATTGAATTTCTATAAAAGGTTCCATAAATATTTAGAAATAAAAACAGGAGAAACACGGAAATCTGTCATATACAAATGGTTAAAGGATATTTATGCAAATGAATACGCCGGAAATAATTATTTTATAAAATCATTGCGTGAATGGTTAAAATATCCGCCCACAGAATACAATATAAAAGCATATTCTTCCCATTTTGTTAAAATTTACTACAAAATATTAATGACTTTTGAAAAATATCCAAATGTAAAACACATAAGAACCTTCAATTTATTACCAACAAAAAATTCATTCACACTTTCTACTGTAGAAATTTGCAGTAGTTGTCTAAAAGATATTATTGGGTATTTCACAAAACAATCTATTCCGAATTTCAACGAAAATAAATTAGTTTATTGGTATGAATTTTTCAATATAGAAAAGTTTGAAACCAAACGGCGGAAATTTGCAAATACAATTTTTACAGATGGGAAAATAGCGGTTATTAGATTACGAAAACCCAAAACAGTAGGACCCAAACCAAAGGATGTCAAACAGATAAAATACGAACAATATGTGGGAATAGACCCTGGTGTTAGGTCATTACAAACTTCTTGTAATGATACAGGTAGGGTAATTGAAACCACAACTCCGAGTTATAGAAATGATTGTAAGATGAAATACGCATGTAGAAAGCGAGAAATGTGGTATAAGGACTGGGAACATTATGAAATGTGGCGTAATATACCCAGTTTCAAAACAACGAATTTACAGAAAATGCAGTATTATTTCAAATATGTATATCCAAACTTGAATAACATTTTTCAATTTCATCTTTATAAGAACTTTCGTGGATTATCTTTTAGGTCATATTGTCGTGGTAAGGCAACTATGCATAAAATATGTAAAAGTATTGTAGAAGATAAGAAAACATTAGTGGGATTTGGTGATTTTTCACAGAAACACGGTTTAGTAAAGAAACATCCAACCGCACCTATACAAAAATTCAAAAATGAATTAAGAAAGTATTGTGATGTTATTGATGTTGATGAATGGGGGACAAGTAAAACATGTAATTTATGTAAAAGTCCGATAGAGTTGTACAAAAATAGAGTAATACGAAAGAAAAAAGATGGAACATATACTAAAGGACGAATATCTCAAATCAATAGTGTAATCCGTTGCAAACTCAACGAGTGTAAATTATGCTGTATGGATAGAGATATCAACGCTTCTAAAAACATTCTACATTTACTGCAATTACAACAAGCGGGAAAAAGAAGACCAGAATGTTTTAGTCCAAAAAATATGAACGATTGTGATACTCCTTTAGAGGAAGATAAATATATCGTGGCGTGAAATCCGCAATTACCTTTTGTTTATTTTTTCGTCTATAATGGGCGATTTAAATGTGCAAAGGTGTAATAAATATAATAACAATATAATATAAATACATATGAAGTCGCGAAAAAATAAAGTGTCCAGAAATCGTAGAACTAAGAAAAATATTGGTGGCGCAGGGGATATATTACCCGACCCGGTAACGCCAACTAGCATGGATGATATAGCTAAGAATGATATTACAACAGGTTTTGTGCCTTTGAATTATATTTCAAATAACCGATTAATGTGTTATGATTCAGAAGATTCATCGGTTGGGTTACCAAAAATAAAATTTGAAATAGATCAAGAAATTACTATAATATATCAAGATTTAATGAAAAATGAGGGCATTGTTGGACCAAATGGAGAAAATATACCATATAAACAATGGGATCAGCGCACTACAATGAGCAATCCAATGCGCAATGTATTTGGTATTGTTACATATAAAGTATCGGAAATCAATAGACTCAAATATTTATTTCTATATTACTTGAAATCCATCTTTATCCAGTCATACAAAGATTCGGATACGTATAATAAAATGGAAGTGAACTTGATGAACTCTATGAATATTGTGATTATTGCTATTAATCGAGCTATGAAATATATTGAGAACACGGAAACATCAGTGAGTTTGAACGAAGTATTACATCGTTTGATATTAAAATTTCATTTGGAGTTAAATCAAAAAAATCTTGTTTTTTTACATCCTTTTATATATGTTTATGCGTACTTATTTAATCATGTAATAAATATAAAAGTTGAAACTATTAATGAAAATTTATATAAGACAATTATATCAATAGATAAATATGATTTTGATACTAATTTATATAGCAAAACGAAGAATCTCTTTACAATAGAAATGAAAAAACAAGATGATGGACGTAGTTTACATTATCTTCAAACAATAATACCACCAACGTCAACCGAATATGAACCAACGTCAACCGAATATGAAATGATACCAGTACCATTTTTACCTATTACATACGAAGAACGAGAATATAAAAGCATAGTTGAAGGTGTCACGACCTATGATGGGACTAGTTATACAAATTTGTGTTATCCACTGTCTATATTGTGTAATGGGTTTAAATATGATAATAATAATATTGAACAGACATACAAAGAACCGATAAATATTATTAATTTTAATGATATACAACGAGAGGTTGAAAACTTTATTCAAACAAATTATAATGGTGATTCATTGAGCAAACGATTATTTATCAGAGAATTAAGGTTTTATAAATGTAATATTCATAGACCAAATCCACCCAAACTTTATCATAGTATTGATCTTAATAACATAACAAAAGAAGAACTAACTAAAAAGATGTATTATGTATTTAGATTATTTGCTCATATGAATTTATATATCGATATAAATGTTTCATTCATAGATATTGACACTATTCAAGATAGTGGAGGAACAACATTGGAAAGTCAACTTATTAGTCGGTTTAGTCTCTCGCAATTCTCTTTTGCTGTGAAATTGACTTATTCACAAATTTTGAGTGATATAAGAGATGAATTGAAAGAGATTTTTACAGAAAGGCCCAAATCAATCGATTATATAATGAAAGCAATAACGCATGATCAAGATGTTTTTATGTGGATACTAATACCAGATAATGTAACCACTTTTATTGAAAACATTAGATCCAAAAGTACAGTTATGGATAAACTGAAATTTGAAGAAACTTTAGAAGAATTAAAAAGTGTAGAAAAACATTCACAGTACCATACATTAGTGGTGGAAATAGATAAAATAGTTATACCAGGTGAAGGCGATGGCCTTGAATTAATATCATTACAAGATTATGAAAGCAACACAGAATATTATGAAAATTTAGTTCAATCGCGATCACCAGAGCTACCTGCATATAATTTTGATGAAGCAAAGTGTAAAGTAAATATTTATCCAGATGGTTCATTTGAGCCAACATTTGGCGCAAATTGTATTAAAATGGATGAAAATTTTGGCGAATCCAGAATATTGTCTATATTGGGAAATGCACCAATTGGTAGACAAGGTAGTAATACAAGTGCAAGTTCCGAAGGATCTATACGTGCAAGATGCCCAAGAGGAAGAGGAAGATCAGGAAGAGGAAGAGAAGGTAGAGAAGACGGAAGAGGAAGAGGATTATCAAGAACATTCTCAGCACCAGCAGAATCAGCACCAGCAGAATCAGCATCAGTACCAACATCAGTACCATCAGCAGTACCAACATCATCATCATCAGCAGAATCATCATCAATAAGACCAACATCAGTACCAACATCAGTACCACCACCACCACCAGACGTAATAGAAGTAAGGCCACAGGTACCTCAACTAGTAAAAATACCGACTGTAAGAATTAAATTCAACCCGGAGCAGATTAATGTGTATTTTCAAAAATGGTCAGAAAATAGTGAACAAACCGGTTTTAATGACCAACAACATTTTTTAGATATGGATAAACAAATAGCATATAGCAAGTTATTTTCATTATATGGACATCCGCATATTAGAACTATGCCATATTTATATGCTAACTGTCACGGAATGTTTACAAAAGATAGCTGGATCAGATTATATGATGAATTTATAAAAGGTATAGAACCATTTCCAGAACAATATAAAAATTTTTGTGATGATTCGGGTCAAATTTTAAAACTTGAGCAAATATCTTCCCAAATCTCTGTAAATGATGATCCAATTGCGGAAAACATTATGGTTGTGATAAAGGCGAACAAAGATTATATTATTTTTTCCGTTTTAATAAATTGTTTTGTAAGTTCAAACGAAGATAATAGAAACATTGTTATTGTTTTAATGAGAACTGGAATCGCTAATAAAGATTGTAAAGCGGATGGAAGTGAAAAAATGAGTATTACATTTCAAATTATGGGAAGACAAGAGAAAGGATTTATTATATTGAATACGAATTATGAATTACTTGAATCGAATTTATATGAAACAATTCAAACAATTTTAGGAGCAAATAAATTAACATTAATTGGAAATATTTCTATTGAATTAATAATGATGCATAAAAAGGCGGTAGAATGCGTCCAGAGTTATTTAGACAATTCTGATTCAAATGTTTGTGGTGAAATTTTACGTAGAATCGAAACTAGCGTGGATAATTTAATGAGTGTAAGAATGTAATAATTATTAAAAAATTATATTTTTAATATATATATATATGGATGAACCAGAAGGAAACAAAGTATACACTATACAAGGTAAAGTTGCTGTTACTGCCGACGTACTAAAACAACAAGCGACAGGTATTATGAAAAAGATAGACAACTTTTCTACAAAAATTAAAAATCAACGAGCAACAAGAAACGAGATGTTGCAAAAGATTTATGGTGCTATAGCAAGTATGAACTTAACCAACGCTGACAAAGATGTTAAACCAACTAATGAAGCAGAATTAGTAGATGCGATTGAGTTTCTTAAAACTAATGATAGTATAGAAAAGGAAAAATTAAAAGATTTAAATGCTTTATATACGACAATTAAAGATTCTGAATTAGACGGAGCTGAAAAAGTTGATAGTTTGGAAAATTTAGCTACATTTATTAAAGATACAAAAAAAACAATAGATGAAAGTAAGGAAGAAAACACTGCTATATATAAGACGATTAAAGCTTCTGAATTACCAGGAGCTGATAAAGTTGAAGTTTCCGATAAGGACTCGCTAACAAAATTTATAAGTGCTACAAAAGAAGAGTTCAAGACGGGTGAGGAGGCATTAAATAATGCCAATAAAACTATAGACGGATGTCAGACTCATTTTAATGCTATAGAAAACAAATTATCCGGTATGGGAGCAGCAATTGACCCTACTAATGTAAGTGATATACTTGGAGAAGATATGGATATGGATATGGATGAAACTACACAAAAAACATCAGACAAAAAAATAGAAAGAGAAAGAGAAAGAATGCATGAATCGTATCAAGGCATTATTACAAAATTACAAATAATGGTAAAAAAAGTTGTTGATGTTGATGAGAGCAAGCTTGGATTTGGATTCTATTCATGCAAATTAACGAATGAGTACAAGATTGACAAGAAACTCGATGCAAAAGCATATGTAATGCGTGCTAGTGAATTGATTAAATTTCAAATTATACTTAAGTACGTACTTATGATTATGAAAGATAAGTCAAACGCTCAAAGGGCAATCAAAGATGTTTTAAAACCTATAGAGACAGGATTAAAAGTAAATATAGGTATGACTAAGTATGAAGATGCAATCAAGGAGTTGTTGGGTATAAAATCAGATACACTGGAACAGCTAGACAAAAACGGTAAAATATCAAAAACAACTGTCTTTACGCCACCTCCCTCACCACCTTTATTATCTTTTGAAAAAAAATGTCTTGCAATTATTTTAACAAAATTGCCAAACGGAATGTCCGCAAGTAGCCTAAGATATCCATCCTCAAAAGCAGAAATGTCGAAATTGGAAACATATATAAAAGAGACGATTGATAACTATGCAATCGATGTTAGTATAACAAAAGCTGCCGACGATTCAGATTTAAATGCAAATTTAGTTGAGTTTTTAATAAGTGCCGACGTTTTACCTTTGCTTGCGAAAAAAGGGGTAGATTTTGTTAATCCGCAGTCCAAACCTGATACAGAAGATTCTAGAAAGTTTACAGCAGGTGAAATAGGAGACAAAAATTTAATGTCAGAAATTATATCATCCAAGAAAACTGGTGGTAAAACAATGAAGAAGAGACGTAACCTAAATAAAGGTGGTAAAACGATTAGAAAAATGTTGAAACGTACATTAAAACGTGGTGGTAATTTCAGGAAAAAATTAACAAAACGTAAATAAATTCATATATACACTATATATATATGAGTACATCCGCAATCAGTCAATGTAAAAGAACAGCCGAACAAATAACAAGAGGAATAAATAAAATAAAAGAAGAACGTAAGATTATAAAAGAAGAACATAAGTTAATAGATGAAATCCATGATTTAGTTAAAGCTAAAATAAGTGAAGCAGCACCACTCATAAAAGGAGGTTCTATTGGTAAAAGTAGGAAATATAGGAACAAAATTGTTTTTAAAAAACGACGAACACGTCGCCGTCGTAGGAAATTTTAGGATGTATATATATGAGTACAATAATATCAAAATTAAATAAAATTGAAACGATTATAAAAGATCCATTTTTTTATTATGCTGACGAAAAAAATAAACCTGCCTTGATGAAGAAATGTGGTCAAGCTAATAATACTGTCGCTAAACTGAAGGTTATTGAGGAATATATTATCGGATTAAAGGAAGAGGAAGAGGAAGATGAGGATTTTGAAAATTTATATTTAACTGCAGTGCAATCATCTGGTAGAAACTTAGAGACAGCAATGGAAGAAGAAACTGAAGAACTCAAGTCAAAACTTAGTGCGAGTAACGAGCTTGATTATAGTGTTGAAGATATAAAGTCATTAATACGCTTTGAAGAATTTTATTATGGTATACCAGAAGATTCTTTTAATACTAATGAAGAAATTGAAAAACTAACTCCTGAAACTAAAGCATATTTTGTGAAGGCGGATGAATTAATTACTAATACTAGAGCGGCTTTAAAGAATGCGATTGTATCTAAAAGTAAAAAGATAGAAAATGTATCTGAATTAAAAAAACTAAAATTACAAATAATAGAAATAGCACAGTCAATAGATTCCAATGTCAATTTAAGTGACACAAAAGCAATTATAGACGAATTGCTTTTAGAAATAACAAAAGATATAGAAGCAGCTGAAGAAGCAGAACGTAAAGAAGCAGAACAACAAGAAAGAGAACGAAAAGCAGCAGAACGTAAAGAAGAAGAGCGAAAAACAGCTGAAGCAGAAAGAGCACAAAAAGAAGAACAAGAGCGAAAAACAGCTGAAGCAGAAAGAGCACAAAAAGAAGAACAAGAGCGAAGAGCAGCTGAAATAGCGAGAAGAATTGAGGATGCTAAGAAGGAAGCAGCAGAGAAGAAAAGGAATGACGACAAATTATTAGAAGAAGCTAATGCTATAGATTTCGAAAGCGAATTTGATATTTTTAAAACAAAAATAACAGAGGCAAAAAATAAAGAATCTGTGGAACAATCTTTATCCGAAGCCGAAGAATATTTTATAAAGAAAAAAGCTAGATTAAACGAAATCTCGAAAGATATTAGCTATAACAGTAAAAGGGCACCTATCACAAAAATAATAGAACATCTAAATTCTGCATATAACGGTTATAGATTCGAAGCTTTGGCAACTAATCGTAAAGATGAACTGAAGATCGAAGAAGAAAAACAAAAAATGTGGAAAACGGATAAACTTAATGATAAATTCCAATTAGTTTGGGCAGAATTTAAAACAATATATGAAGAAAAAATACCACCCGACTTGATAATGCATGAAGATTCAAAAAAATTTATTGAACAATTCAAAACACTAATTATGTTTTTTAGCACTTGTGATAATCATTTACTAAGTATTATTACAAAAATTGAGTCTATACCAATTAAAGTAAAAGGTACACTACACCCATTTGCAGGTACATTGATCGTATTTAATAAAATTAAATATATTTTTGGTTATAATGACCCCCCATCTCAAGCACCAGAAAGATTAACATCTGCTGGTTACCATGATAATAAACCAGGAAATGCCTTTGTTTTAAAGTTCTTTGAATTTTTTAGAAAAATAATAACACATACACTCGATAATAATCACATATTTTTGTCCGCAAATTTAGCATCAGGAACAGGTATTGAAGTTAATATAAAAATTGCGTTATCAAATCTTACTACATGGTTAGGCAAGATTTATAATGAGTATACAAAGAAAAAAACACGTAAAACAGACAGACAATTAATTGGACCAGTAGATACATTAAACAATTTAGATGAAAATATACAAATGAATATACCAGGTGATAAAAAAGTAATTACAATTGTTCAAGAAGATATGTTGAAGCAATTTATATATAAATTTATTAGTGATGATGTATTAAATTTAATGAAACTGAAATTTTTCTTAACTTCAGATTCTACAATACCTTCATTAAATGAATTAACTAGTACAACGTCCGAAAAATTTAAACGTATTTTTACAATTTCACAAATAACAGCAAAAGAAAAAGAGGCAATGCAAGATGAATGTAAACCATCAACTACTTCAATAAGACTTGGTGGTAATAAAACAAAAAAATTGAAATACAAACAAATGTTTAGAAAAACTCGTAAAAATATCTCCACACATAAAAATGGCGCCGCGCATCGTTTCTATAGAGGGCAACATCGGAGCAGGAAAAACAACCATATTCACCAAATTACAGTCAGAAAACACTGATCCCAACATCTTATTTGTCCATGAACCAGTGAACCAATGGTTGAGTTATAGAGATCCGGCAACAAAAGAAACGCTTTTGAGCGCATATTACAAACATCCACAGCAATATGCGTTTCCTTTTCAAATAACCGCACTTTTAACAAGACTCACATTATTGAAAAATACAATCGAACAAAATCCACATGCGAAATTGATTATAACAGAACGATCATTACAAAGTGATTTCGAAATATTCGCAAATATGTTATATAATGATCAAAAAATAAACACCATTTTGTATTCAATATATAAACAAGTATACAAAGATTACGTTAACTACGCATTAAATGGAGTCATTTTCATAAACACAGATCCGCTTACATGTTTCGAGCGATGTGGTTTACGAAACCGCGATGGCGAGAAAGTCGGGTTACAATATTTGCGTAATTGTGACGCATATCACTATGAATGGTTAAGTAATATGAAAAAACCGGTTTTACATATACCATCGGATTATAACCAACAACTATTGTTTACAATATATGGATTTTTACAAAGAATCATGTTGAAAACGCCCGCATAGGTGGTCTATATTTCAATATATCAACGCGATCATTACTAGTATGATCAATAGGAAACTCGTCATCGCCATATAATTCATTTAACAATAACCACTCGAACATTCCTCCGTTATATATATACACGTCGCTTAACCCCAGACCGCGCAATTGGTCATATTTTTTTTGCGGTTTATCGTCACATGAGTGTATCCCATATATCAAAACCGGTATATCGGGAACATTATAATCATTTATCATGGCATTTATCGTCGATTCTTCATTGTCAATCAATAACGTATTTTTTATCAAAGTGGTTTGCATATTATTTGGTAATACATTCAATAATATGTAGTTTTTCTTCAATGCTTCTTTGACGTCTTCAAACCCAACATGTTTCGGTTTTTCTTTTTGGAACCATGAAATCATTAGGTAAATGTACAAAGAAAAGTTTATATAATTAAAATTGATTTAGTTTTTATATAAAATGAAACATATATATATTCACATATCTTATGGATACATATCGAGCTAAGTGTGTACTTACATATTTACAGCCCGATGATAAATTACTGATGGAAATATGTAAAATAGATCATGATGGCTACGATGATGAAGGACCGAAATCCAATTTATATGATCTTTATCTATTTATCGAACGCAAGGGTAAAATTTACCGTGAATGTTTTCATCGCGAAGAGTGGTATGATGGCGTAAAGCAAGATTATGTACCTAAATCGTATTTCATTTGTCCTATTGAGAAACATATGAATATTTTCTCAGAGGAATTGTCCAAAGAAGAATATAAACATACAATTGAAATTTACAAAAAGAATAATAAAAAAAATTACAAAGTAATAATATATCAAGATTGTATATGAAATATTTAGGTGGCAAACAAAGATTGGGTAAATATCTTCAAGTGAAATTACACGAAATATTTGAAAAAAACAAATTGTCGGGTTATATGGAACCATTTTGCGGGTCACTGGGTGTAATGAAACATATGACGGATTTGAAGACGAAGAAAATAATGGCAAATGACTATCATTCGGATTTGATTGCGCTTTGGAAAGCAGTTCAATCAGATACATTTGTTTATCCGAAATCTATTAGTGAAGAAGAATATCTCGCTGCGAAGCAACTCGAAAGTCCCAATGCGTATAAAGCCTTTGTTGGCTTTGGAATGAGCTTCGGTGGTCGTTATTTCGGCGCTTATAGTCAAAAATATTTGAATGGTAAGAAGGAGGATTTTTGTAAAGAAATGGTGAATAGTTTGAAACGTATTCGAGAAAAAATCGGCAATGTGGTTTTTTCTAACAAAGATTATAAAGAATTGAAACCGAAAAATATGTTAGTGTATTGTGATCCACCATATGCTTATTCAAAATACCCAATTAAATATCGCCGCGACGTGAAAAAATACGATGTTTTTGACAATGGCGCTTTTTGGGATCAAGTACGTAAATGGAGTAAAAATAATATAGTTGTGGTATCTGAAATGACCGCGCCTGATGATTTCGTAGAAATATGGAATTATGATGTTTATCGTAGTGCTGCACAAAGTGAAAAAACGCGATTTTTAGGGGAATCGGATACACGAAGTGTTGAAAAGTTGTTTGTTCATAAGTCTATAGTGAATCGTGTATAAAAAATAGTTTTTTATTTGTTTTTTGTTTTTTGTTTTTTTATTAATGGTTTTTTCTTTGCGCAATTATATAAACATACACATATTCTCCTTGTCAGTGTTTACAAAAGGTGAGCATGGCATACACATACCAATATGATAAGGGCTGAAATTTTCTTTATCACAATTGATACATGCGCTTGCTTTCTTACATTCGCGAAGCACTTCGCGAATGTGAGCATTGACATAGTGAGAAACAACTGTTGCTTTTTGCTTACCTTGATATGAGCACTCGGGATGAGGGCATGTTTGAAGAATCATTTCGTGGTGATTGGCCACGTGATGATTCAAGTGAGTTCGCGCAGTGAATGTCTGGTCGCACATAGTACACACATATGCTGCTTCCTGGCGTCCTAATTCTTTGGCATGTTTGCGGCTAATATGCATGGAAAATGTGCTTTGATTCATGGATTTACATTTCCATGGACAAAACGGGCATTGACCATCAATTGGTATCTTAACCGAAGTCGAAGTATCGCGCACTTTGCGATTGGAATCGTAGTCGAAAATCACAGTACTTTGTTGACACATTGTATAATCTGATGGGCATTTATACATTTCGTACAGTGGTGTGAAAAAAAATCAATTTTTCTAGGGGCATATATATTTTTTATAAAAAATTGATTATTTTTATTTCAATAATGAAAATAGTATAACAACTATATCAGTATAATAGAATATGGACCTAACACAAAGCAAATTATCTAAGAGTGAATGGAATAACACTGAAGTGCCAGTAAGTGATCATGAAAAGTTCATTTTGACAACCATTATAGAAGGGTTCTCAAATGTGAATATTCGCAAAAACAATAACAAAAGCATGTTTAATCACATAAAAATCGATTATATTCCGGAAAATGAAATGTTTCTTTATGTGAAATATTTCGAGCCCCTCATTAAGGAGCAGCAAAAGTATGCTATCGAAAAATATGATATAAAAACTAAAAAACAAAAGGTGCCAAAAAAAGCGGATATCATGCGTATTGAAAATATGGACAATTTGATACAAGTGAAAAAGAATGAAATATACGAGTTCATTTTGTTAGACTTTTGCGGAAAAATACTGAAGTCAATACACAAATCGAAGACGGACTATGCGTATTACTTGTATACTCTTATACACATGCGCAAAAATTCCATTGATCGCGTCAACGAATTTGTATGGAAATACGTTGATCATGTAATTGCCGTAACAAAAATCCGATTAAATATTGCCGATGTGGTATATAACGCATATGAGTACATTGAAAAAAATCCGAATCTCTTAAAATATGAGGACATAACATTGTTCAGTCATCAGAAGGAATTGTTTTCGACCTTTCGCAGACCAACCCCGAAATTAGTGTTGTATATCGCGCCTACGGGTACGGGAAAAACACTGTCGCCAATTGGACTGTCTGAAAAATATCGGGTCATATTCATATGTGTATCTCGTCATGTAGGACTAGCCTTGGCAAAATCTTCTATATCAATGGGTAAAAAAGTGGCATTTGCGTTTGGATGCGAAACCGCCTCTGATATACGGCTTCATTATTTCGCAGCATCTAGTTATGAACGCAATAAGCGTACTGGTGGTATTGGAAAGGTTGATAATAGCGTTGGTGATAAAGTGGAGATTATGATTTGCGATGTACAATCATATTTGACCGCGATGTATTATATGTTGTCTTTTAACGAAGAAGAAAATATTGTTACTTATTGGGATGAACCAACCATTACTATGGATTATGAGTCACATGGGTTACATGAAAAAATACAGCAAAATTGGAAAGAAAACAAAATATCGAAGTTGGTACTTTCATGTGCTACTTTACCGCATGAAGAAGAAATACAGGAAACGTTGTCGGATTTTCGCGAAAAGTTTGAAGATGCGGAAATAGTGAATATTAATAGTCATGACTTTAAGAAAACGATATCGTTATTAGATAAGGACTGTAAATGTGTATTGCCGCATTTATTATATGCGGATTATGATACATTAAAGAGTTCATTACAACATATATCGAAACACAAGACCTTGTTGCGTTATTTCGATTTACAGGAAATAGTGAATTTTGTAAAATATGTTGATACATATAAGCTGGTAGACGAAAGATACACTCTGGGTAACTATTTTGATAATATCGATGATGTAACAATGAATAGTTTGAAGATGTACTATTTGTCATTACTAAATACGATTAGCAGAGAAAATTATATTAAGGTCCATGAATATTTGACAAAGACATTGAAATATAAGTTTGATACGAGTTCCAATTCGATACAACGAATGAAAAGCGTAGATATATTTAGTAAATCGGTCGCAAGTGGTGGCAGTTTTATGAAGACAACTAGTGTAGATAGCATTAAACAAGAAGAATTATATAGAGGGTTGTTATTAACAACTCGCGATGCGTATACACTAACAGATGGTCCTACAATATTTATGGCAGAAGATGTACAAAAGATTGCGAAATTTTATATAAAGACGTCAAATATCCCGAAAAGTGTATTTCAAAACGTAATGACAAAGATCGCATCGAATAATGAGGTTCAACTGAAATTGGAGAAATTACAGGAAAAGTATGAGAATTTGATGAGTTCATGTGAAGAAGACGACGGAAAGGATCGCAAGAGTGAGCGGAAAGAAAATAGTTCACCTGAGCTGCGGAAATTGGGTATTGAAATGGAAAATCTGAAGGCGTTTATCAAAACAATACATTTGGATAAGGTATATGTGCCAAATAGTAATGAGCATCAGCAAGTGTGGACAAAAACATATAATTCGAATTTGTTCACTTCGGATATTGATGAAACCAATGTGCGCAAAATTATGGAATTATCGGTGAGCGATGATCAAAAAATATTGTTGCTTATGGGAATAGGAACGTTTGATAGTTCAAGTAATGTTCAGTATTTAGAAATTATGAAGACATTGGCATATGAGCAGAAGCTATTTATCATAATAGCGTCAACTGATTATATTTATGGAACGAATTATATGTTTAGTCATGGATACATCGGAAAAGATTTGACACAAATGACACAGCAAAAGATTATACAAGCAATGGGTCGTATTGGTCGAAATAAGATTCAACAAGATTATACGGTGCGATTTCGCGACAACGCAATGATCGATAGACTATTTAACAAATGCGAGTATAATTTAGAGGCGGTGAATATGAATAAGTTGTTTAATAGTTAGGATGTAGTTAGTATGTAGACTATGAAGCAAGTAAAACCCAATTTCGAATGACGGAGGTTATACACGTATTGTAATTAGATTATTCATGTAATAAAGGAAATGATAAAGGTTGGTTGAATAATATATTACATATTATAAGTCAAACATTTAACATTTCGGCCTTTATACCGTTGGGAAATATGCCCAATCTAATTCTTCGCAAACTTTTTTCCATATTTGATCTTGTTCCAATTGTTTTTCGCGATCTTTCATTAAAGGTATATAAGGTAAATATTGAGTCTGATCTAGTAATACACATAACTGATAAAGTGTGTATGTATAGTTAAAGAAGTTGGTCCGATTAGGCGGACAATGAATAGCCCATGGTTTTTGGATTTCGATAAACAGTACACATAATGTTTCATGTAACTCTTCGCTCATTATTGGTGGTTTTATACCAAAAACGGAATTAATATATTGAATATGTTCAAAATATTTATTGTATCCCAGTTTACGTAGTATTTCCCGCATTTTATCATAATTCAATTCCTTTTTCAAGTCAGTAATGCGTTCCTTCTTCAACCGATTTTTAATGTCTTCTATTACTTTGTTGGGTATTTGCGTTGTTTCCTTTGCCTGAAATTGCGATAATATTTCTTTGAAATGATTCAATCGGATATATGAAGTGTATGATACTTCATGTGGTGGTTCTTTATTAGACGGCTTAGAACTTTCAATAATATGATTAATAAAGTTACCACATTGAGTATTGTTACAAATCAAGATCCCGTCATCTTCTTGATGAATCATTTCACCATTACCACATACTAAACATAATTCAAAATTCTCAATAAAATCGTTAGCATTTACAATGTCATTGTGTACATTCTTCCAATATTGAACTATTGATTTTTTAGAATTGTCGACAACATTTGTTTTTTCCTCCGTTTTGATCTTGAAGAAAGAATTTAGGACATTCACATTTTTGTGTTCCCCACTAGAAATATTTTTTTTGTCTTCAAAATAATTGAACAATGGTTTGGAATTGTCTAGAAAATACTTCTTTTTCTTTAATTTCAATGACTTAATTTGACTATTAATACTTGATATTTGATCTTTAATGTTCATAAATTCATCGATTTGATGATCCTTTAGTTTCTTGGCTTGGGCTTTTAACTGTTCTTTGGTTTCTTGTAATTTAGGTATAATATTTTCTTCATCATTGGCGAATTCCTCTAAAAAATGACTATGTGTGTTATCAATGCTATGAATATTTTTATCATTCTTCTTCATTCATAATTATTTACTGTAGTTTGCTTTTATATTTTGATTTACGCATATTAATTATGTTAAAAATAGATAATTATATTGCGCCGATTTTATATTATGGATGACAAACAATTACAGTTTCATAAGATGAAGTTTATTATGAATGCTTTAGAAGATGGATGGAGTGTAAAAAAACGCGATGGTGTATATATATTTACAAAGAAACATGAAAAGAAAAGAGAAGTCTTCGAAGAGAAGTATTTAGAAAATTTTGTTAAAAAGAATATGGGAGAAAATAAAATTAATTAATTAGTTTTTTTCCTAAATTTTTTTCTTTAGTTATACTATACTCAATATGGGTGGTGCTTTGATGCAATTAGTCGCTTACGGTGCTCAAGATGTTTTCCTTACAGGAAACCCCGAAATCACATTCTGGAAGGTCTCTTACAGACGACACACAAACTTCGCTATGGAATCTATTGAACAAACATTCTCTGGTCAAGCCGACTTCGGAAGACGTGTTACATGCACAATCTCCAGAAATGGTGATCTTGCTTACAGAACATACCTTCAAGTAACTCTTCCTGAAATCGACCAAGGAATGAGCAACAGCACAGGTGCTGTCTACGCCAGATGGTTAGACTACCCTGGACATCAACTTATTGCTCAAGTTGAAGTTGAAATTGGAGGTCAAAGAATCGACCGTCAATACGGTGACTGGATGCACATCTGGTGCCAACTTACCGCATCATCCGAACAAACCAAGGGTTACAACCAAATGATTGGACAAACCACACAACTTACATACATCACAGACCCTGACTTCGCCGATGTTAACGGACCTTGCGCCGCCTCTTCTGGACCTGCTCAAGTATGCGCCCCCAGAAACGCTCTTCCTGAAACCACACTTTACATTCCTCTTCAATTCTGGTACTGCCGCAACCCTGGTCTTGCTCTTCCTCTTATTGCTCTTCAATACCACGAAGTCAAGATCAACCTTGACTTGAGACCTATTGGTGAATGTCTCTGGGCCGTCAGTGACCTTGTCAGCGGATCTTCCGTCCAAACAGCTTACCAACAAGGACTTGTTGCCGCCTCCCTTTACGTCGACTATGTCTTCCTTGACACAGATGAACGTAGAAAGATGGCCCAAAACCCTCACGAGTACTTATTCGAACAACTTCAATTCACAGGTGATGAATCTGTTGGATCTTCTTCCAACAAGATCAAGTTGAACTTCAACCACCCATGTAAGGAACTTGTCTGGGTTGTCCAACCTGATGCCAACGTTGACTACTGCTCATCCCTTATTGCCGGTGAGACTCTTTTCAAGACTCTTGGTGCTCAACCTTTCAACTACACGGATGCCATCGATGCCCTTCCTAACGCCTACCAAGCCTTCGGTGGTGTTGATGCCACATCTGGACCTAACGCCTTCATCACTGCCTCTGGTCTTTTCGAACAACCTGGTGCCGGTGACGACTCTGTCACTAGTGCTTTCCCTGGATTCGAAAGAGCTGGTACATCCACTGTATCTGATGCCGGAACATTCGTTCTTGCCGAAACAGCCCTTGACCTCCACTGTTGGGGTGAAAACCCTGTTGTCACTGGCAAGCTTCAACTTAACGGTCAAGACAGATTCTCTGAACGTGAAGGTACATACTTCGATGTTGTCCAACCTTACCAACACCACACACGTGCCCCTGATACAGGTATCAACGTCTACTCCTTCGCTCTTCGCCCTGAAGAACACCAACCTTCTGGAACATGCAACTTCTCCAGAATTGATAACGCTACTCTTCAACTTGTTCTTTCCTCCAACACTGTTGCTGGATCTAACACTGCTAAGGTAAGAGTATACGCCACCAACTACAACGTCCTTCGTGTCATGAGTGGAATGGCTGGTGTTGCTTACAGCAATTAAGCGTGTTAATACATTTATTTTTTCGAAATAATTATTAAACTTATTAATAATTATTCGCATATTACAACATTTGTTCTAAACATTCTATCTTTTCTAATTCCTTTTCATATAACTCGTTTGCCAAAGATTGACCAAAATCAGTAACAAACATGTGTTTATTTACTATATTGTCAATACGTTCCTTATATATTTTTTTTGATTCATAAAAAGAGTCTGTATATGATAAATTGTGTTGATGAACACCGAACAAAATGGCGCGATTGAAATCATAACCACATAATAAATCCGCTTCACGTACAATATGATACGCGGTTTGATATTCTTTCAGATTTGGAAATCCAAATTTACAGACTTTACTATATGACATAGAATCAATAATTTTACATATTGTGGACACATCAGAATCATGATATTTATTTTCTAATAAAAAACTACTGATTTTATCTAGTTCATCCATATTATTATCAGCATATTTTGAATCACACATATCATGTAAAAGCGCACTGGTGTATATTATATTCTGTTGTTTTTGTAAATATGGATAATTTACAAACTCCGCATTGTATATTTGTTTGGCATAATCCAATGTATTTAATGCGTGATGAAGTGAGTGACTTTCATCTATGTGTAATTTTTTGCTTTGATATAGTATGAAACTAACCAAATTATTAAATGGAATTCTCATATACTTATATATTAGGAAATTTTATTTTATTATAATATTAATAATATAAAAACATTCATAAGTATAATTCATGTCACAAAGAACTTGTAGTACACAAAATGAGCTATTATTACAAAGCTTATATAAATTCTATGATAAAAAGGTTCATTTGGATAAGATGATATCTGTAATTAATGGTGAATCGCAAATCTCATTGCGCATTGTTGACTGGTTTGTTACAAATTATTCCAAGAAGTATTTCGTCGTTTTCTCTATCATGGAAAATGATGAAAAACCCAGATTTAAAGTGTATAATGACTATAAGTTGAAGTTGAAAGCATATAGCAAAAAACGCTTTGATCCATTTTGCCGATGGGAACGCATTAGTTTCCCTTATGATGAAAATAAATATGTGGAAACTACTATTGGACAGTTGAATTTTTTCAAGTGGTGTATAGAAAATTCTATTTTGGAATATATACAACAACATTACAATGATATTGAAAACGATATGAATTCGCGCAATAGTTCATCCAAGAAAAAGGAATACGTTGAACAAGATGGTAAAACACGTAAAAAACGCGAAGAATTATCTATTTCTGCTACTAAATGTATTAAAAAGGAGAATGTCCAAATAAGAGTCACATTTAATTAGTAAATTCGCTATATAGTGGTTCACAATTGGAATCCTTGAAATTAGCATAATACGTAACTTTATATGGCTGCGTATTTTGTAACGTTTTATAAATAAATTGCCATTCTAAGAAACCATAAGTTGAGTTCAAGATACAGTCGTATATTTTACTTTCAAATTGATTGTATGCTCCTTGATTTATAGTAGAGTTTTGTGGAAAAATATTGAGAGGTTGATTTCCGTAGCCACCCATATGGTTCGCCAAAATATGACCAGCGTCACAATTATCTGCGCCATCATCTTCTAACATTCGTGCGTAACTGCGAGTACAACTTGTAGTATCCGTTCCGTGATTCAGTGAATCAGGTGTCACGGTGCCTTGAGCAAATACTACCACTGGATATCCATTATGTTCTTCATAAATATAACTTATTTTAGATCCACCATTCCCCATTACTATATCATTTTCTCCTACTACGGGACACGGTACTGTCGTACAAACGCAATCTTGTGAATATAACGCACGAATAAAAAATAACAGAAATAGAACAACCCTCATATTCTATATAATATGTAATATTATATAAAATTGGCTATTACATTGATAAAAATTAATTCAAATATAATGGTTTATGCGTAACATTTGCCGGTTTTGGTTCCATTACAATGACCTTTTTAGTAGGTACCACATTTAAACTAGGCAATATCTTTATTTCGGGTTTAACAGGAGGCTGAGGATTTACCAAATTGGTTGAATTTATACCAAATAAACTAGATTCTATATCGACTGGATTATATGAAAGAACCTGAGGAGCCATTCTTCCTGATAAAAGCCAGTTTCCAGGTAAACAAACTTCTTCTGGTTTACCGAAACCTTTATAAACATTATATTCAGCTTCTTGCTTTAATGATACTTGCTCTGCTTCATAATTACCAGGTGTATTTATATTTCTTGTAGATGCCATATAGTATAAATCAACATAATTTATTTTTTAAAATAGTATAATTATTATTACTAATACTGTTTGTTTTGTAAAAATCTTGTAAACAACAATGGAAGTATTCGAAATAATCATATGAAAATAAAATGGCTAAACCGATACCTTCATCTACAGAAAACATTTGAGCAGCAGCAATGTTATATAATTCTTTGAACTTTTTGTCTTTTTTTGTATCATTATAAATTTTATCCATGATTGTCGTCATGGTTGCGCAATCGTAAAGGAGTTCATCTTTTGTCTCATCATCTAAATCATTGTCCATTTGTTCCCATGGCACGTGAATACTGTTTTTATCCATATTCCCAACATCACGCAAACATTGTCTATATGTATAATTATCGTTATATTTTACGTTTGCATTTATATTATACATTTGATTATAATATAAAATAATGTTTAAGTTCTTTGTACATTAACTTCTCTTGTTGATGCACCACCACGAGTCCAACCTTCCATTGCCAATTCTTCAATAGACTTGGATGGATCATTAAAACGGGCTTTCAAATCATCATTGAGTGGATATTTGGAGTAGTCCATGAACTCTTGATCCATAATAGTGGTTTTGCGATCACGAACACTGTCACCTTGCTTCAAAGTAGATTCTACATCTACATTACCAGGACCTTTTCCTAAATAAGGTACAGTTAAGAAAGGACGTTGGTGAAGTTGAATTTTGTCAAAATGTTGGTAAGTTGGCTTCAAGTTACTTTCTTGATCAACTGCTTCTCCAGGAAGACCACCAAGTGTACTTTTGAAGTTCACTGTTAAATTGTTAAGGGCAAAATTAATATGTTTATCAGATGTAAATGTACTGCTATAGTTTTCTAAGACATGATTTGCATATCTCTTATTTTGGATATTTCTTTGCGTGCTGTCACTTTTATCTGCACCTAGCCTATCTAAATTTTGTATGCTACCATCTGTACTGAACATTACTATAATATAATATATATAAATTTATTTACAAATTGTCATAATTTTGCGCATATTTTCCACAAGCAAATGGATTTCCTTCTTTACATGACGTCATATTTCCATAACAAAAGTTGGCAAACGCGGTTTGATCATTGGGTATAGTTGTACTAGGATTGGAATAAAATTGTCGCATCGATTGCTCAAATGCCATTTCTTCTCCTAAATCCTTGAATAATTTATCCTTGATATTTGGTAAATCTGGATTCATTTCTTGTATTGAGTCCTTCACTTTGTTATTAATATCATTTTCAATAATCTGATCATACGCAGGCAAAGCAGCTTTTTTATCCGGATTATATTTCATGTCACTTACTAAAACATTGCTAAAAGGATTTGTAGAAGTAGGTGGTTGAAACACATCTGGATTATCTAAATCATTTTCTTCAATGTAATCTTTGTATAATTCGAAGTTTTCTTTGTTACAATACAAAGAATAGTAATATATAAATACTAAACTTAACACACCACTGATTAAATACGTTATATTTTGACCTACAAAATATGCTAAAAATGTTAATAGTATGATTAATCTGGTCAATGCGTTGATTTTCCGATTGAATTCCATATGTCCTAATGGAAACAATTCATTCAAATCCTTTAACAGTACATTGGGATCTTCATACCAAAGAACTACTTCGTCGTTTATTTCGTTTTGTGAAATATCGTTATCTGATGAATCATAGCTAGACATTTATATAATTATTATATTTTATAATTAGAATTATATTGAAAACTAATTATAATTATCTATCCATTTACATAGTCGTTTTATGATTTTTCTGAAAAAGTTGCGCATTTTTTATCATCAGGAACAATCGTTAAAACACATTTTTTCTTCTTACCATTCAATGGTTCTATACACCCTTTTTCGCTTTTTATGTCCTTTTCTTTGTCAGTTTTACATCTAGCTCGGAAATGTTCATAGCGATCACGTACGTCACTATACTTTAGATTTGACTTTTTACCCAACATTTTATTGATCACTTCGTGTAGATTATAAATATATTTCGAAAATGTAGCACGTGACTTCATATTATCCATTGTTAATGGTAATTGTTTCAAATTATTATGAAAATTAATACGACATTTTCCACATGGCAATACATTCTCTAAACTTAATATGAAATTTCTATAATTTACTTTGTCGCAGTGACGTGGCTTTACAGGATAGTTAAAACTCATTGTATGTAAACTATGCCATAAACTAGGACCCCATATACGCGTTAACATACCATCATTACTATTATAATCTTTCATAGTGAAGTTACGTTTTTTATTTTTTTTCATTGTTCTTTGTTTACGTGTTTTCATATTTATATATACAAAGATTGTTTTCATTTGTAAAATTATTATTTATTCAGTTTATTTTCTAATTTGTCAAAGAAATCTTGCTTGTATAATCCAGTGGGTTTATAATCTTTGATTGAATTATATACTTTGCCATCTTTGGTAGATTGTGGCAATGCTTTTACGTTTTCATCTTCTTTTTCATCGTCTTTGTTAACAACATTACCGCGTTCATCCAACACAATACCCATTTTCTTTTTTATTTCATGACGAACATATGAAGGGACAAAATTATGCCAGCTGACAAATAGTGTGTTTGGATGTACGTACTTAACGAAAAATCCATTTTGCTCCAGTTGTGTCACTAAATATCCTAAACACTCACCTTTGTCATATATTGGTTGACCTACAATGAATTCGGGTACCAAATACCAAATGTGTGTTTCATTACAGTTTTTATTTTTTGATGTGGCTTCAATTCGTTTATGGATGCGATTCAGAATTTTGTTGAAAATAGATAATTGTCGCAAATCGCGTTTTTGACGCCTTTCATATAGATCATCAATGTTTATTTTCTTTGACACTTCTTCGTCATTTTCAAACAAGAAGATAGATGACATTTATATAAAATTCACATAATATTATATAAAAAAAAACAAATTAATGCATATATGGACAAAGATACAGAAATAATAAATAATAAAAATGAAGAAGAAAATAAGAAAATAATCAAAAATCTTGTTATATCCGGAGGTGGACATACATTGCTTACATTTTATGGAATTTTGAAAGAAGCACAGAAATCCAATTATTTTTCCATCGAAAATATTGAATATATATATGGAACATCCGCTGGAGCATTAGTGGGTTTCATGATATCTTTGTCCATTGACTTTGATATTTTGGATAAATATTTGATCAATCGACCGTGGAATAAAGTATTTGACGTAAATGTAGAACAAATTGTCAATGTATTTGATGATTTGGGTATATTTTCACAAAGACATATGTGCGAACTTATCAATCCTCTATTACATAGTAAGGATTTAGATCCAAATATAACGCTACAAGAACTTTACGATTTTAATCACATAGAATTTCATGCTTTTGCTACTGAGTTAAACAGTTTCACATGTGTTGATTTTTCATACAAGACACATCCAGCGTGGCGTATTATAGATGTATTGACCGCAACAAGTGCCATACCTTTTTTATTTAAACCCGTTTTTGTAAATAACAGCTGTTATATCGATGGTTGCTTGAAAAACGACTTTCCAATAGAAGAGTGTTTACAATCGCACGATGAAGATGAAACTTTGTTCATTAAAAAAGAAAATGTAAATGATATTAGTATAAATGAAAATAGTACATTGGAAAATTATTTCACATTACTTATTCAAAAAGTCATTATCAATGCTACTACAAAAAAATCAAAGAAAATGATTACTGTTCCCGATAGTCTTTGTACATTGAATGAAATATTAGAAGTAACTTCAAACGAGGAAAAACGAAAAGACATGATTAATATAGGTAAGGATATATTTACATCGTTCTCGCCTTCTTCGTAGTGTTATTTGACTGTAATACTCCATGCGTAGCTATAATCTCTTTTAATGTAGTTTGACCATCTACATTTTTATTTTTGTACTTTTTTAATGTTTTGTTCAAAGATTTCAATAAAGTCTTCAAAGTTTTATCATAGGTTTGAAGAGAATTATTGGAAAAATACATGGAGCTATTGATACCACTTTTTTCCAATATTAATTCATATCTTTGTAATAATTCATCAATATTTGGACGTATTTCCAACGAGGCAGATACCGTAGTTTTAAATAATTCTTTGAAGTCAATGAAAGTACTAGCATCCATTAAATGTTTACAACTATTCAATACGTGTAAAAAAGAAACACCTAAACCATATATGTCAATACTATTGAGTGTCTTTTCAATGTAGTACACATACTGATCCTTTTTCAAGGACATAAAAAAATTGTAGAAAAGTTCAGTATTTTCTTTGATAAAATCTGTATTGTTATCAACAATAACATAGAACATTTCCATGTGCGATTCGGTATTATATTTCTCGTTTGCCATCAAATTTGTGAAAAGATTCCCCCTTTTCTTTGTTTTCGCTCTAGAAATTTTGTTAAATGTGTCACGATTTAATAAACTGAGTTCAAATGGAAAATACCAATATGGTCTAGCCAATGAGTGTGATGATTCACGAAGATATTTGATTATATTTTTTTTATAATCCATAAAACCAAAATCAATGAATTTCAGTCGTTTCGTCTTCATGTCATAAACAATATTTCCAGGTTTTAAATCATGATGAATGATTCCATTTTCAAGCATTTCCTTTATTCCCTTCAATAATATATGACCACTTAACCAAAAATCCATTATTTGTTTTTTATTCTTTGTATTATTTTCCATGTCTTTTACCTTTTCTGCAAATTGATTAAGATCAATACCGCCGTCGGGCATCACAAGCAGTCTATAATTATCCATACTACTAATACTGAAGTCTCTACATTTATTAATAGCCAGTAGGTTATTGATTGAAACTTTTGGTACACATATTTCAGGTCTAGGTAAAAAATAGTCTTCATTATTTTCAAGCATCATTATTTTATCATATTCTGATAGCTCTACTTCGGCATTTTCAGTATTCATAAGTTTCGATATTTTATTTTTATAATTTATCTTTTTATCTTTACAAATCAAACTGGGTTTATGTACACATCCATAAGCCCCTTCACCAATGATTTTATACATATACAATATAAGCATAAAATATTTATTTATTCTCCAAAATTTCGGTCACAAATGTTTCTAAAGTGTTTAATGAAATCTTTGAGTCCAATTCAATTGCTTTTTCTCCATCTATTATCAGCTTCACGGTGGGATATGAAGTTATGGAATGTTCTTGGATAATCTTCGCTACTTTACCATCAATGTCATCTGTACAATCCATGGAATGGGTTTTCACTATGTATTCGCCGATAATCTTATCTTGATACGATTGAGTGAATTTTTCCCATTCAGGTTTCGCTTTGACACAATGAGGACACCAATCCACATGGAAAAAATATACATTTGCCTCTATTTTACGTGTGTTGGCATTTGCTACATCGTTATATTTTTGTCCATCAATTGCTGATTTGGCATATTTATTATATCCATAGTATGCGGCATAAGCAAATATGAATACGATGACGATAACAGTAATATAAAAATAATATGGTCTAAAATAATTATGTAAAGTTGCTAATGTTTTGTACATGTATATATTTACGTATTATAAAAAATATTTAAAATGAACATTAATATATATGATTCCGGACATTGTTATATTGGTTCCATATAGAGATCGTAAATCGCATTATGAAATTTTTTCACAAAAAATGTCGCATTATAACATTCCGATTTATTACATACATCAATTAGATGACAGACCGTTCAATAGAGGGGCTATGAAGAATATTGGGTTTCTTATGATAAAGAGAATGTATCCTAAAGATTATAAAAACATTACATTGGTTTTTAATGACATCGATAGTATAAGTCCGAATAAATTAGACATGAAAACACAACACGGAACAATAAAACATTTTTATGGATATAACTTTACTTTAGGCGGAATAGTCTCTATTACAGCCGGCGATTTTGAAAAAATTAACGGTTTTCCAAACTTATGGAGTTGGGGATATGAAGATAATGCTTTAAATCTACGTGCCAAACTTCATAATATTACTGTTGACCGGAGTGTGTTTTTTAAGATTACAGACCCTAAATTCATTCGATTAAAAGAAGAAAATACACGTGAAGTAAATCACGATGAATATATTGTATATAAGCGAAATGTCGAGGGGCTACATAGTATAAAAAATTTACAATATGTAATAGATGAAAACGGGTTTGTAAATGTATCAGCATTTAATACAGGAAGAGAACCGAATTATAAAAAATACCGAACACATGACCTGAAAAATGGTAATGTTGTGTTCAATTCTAAAATGGGCATGTTTTTTTCATAAATAACTACATTCCAATAGTTTATATGTTATTCCTAGCTCACTATGTGTTTCCCATATACCTGAAACCTTGAGTATATACTTTTTATTACGTGTTTCCTTTTTCGTAAATACTTTCAAGTAACCCTGATTCAAGTGATTTTTTAATGTATATATAGATGCTTTACTTACGTTATTTGATGACTTATACAGTTTTAATAATGTTTTTTCCATTTCAATGTATTCATTGATCTTCGCACTGTTTTCATTCATATCAAAACAATAGAATTTGTTATTTGTCAAAGTGCCGTTGATACCGAATTCGAAATATAATCCTAATAAAGAATAATTGGGTAAAGAATACAAAATTTTAGTAAAAACTCCATCAATGATAATGTTTTTCTTCTTATCTAGAAAAAATATATTATTTATATTGAAATTACTCACTTTATCTACAACGTTCATAATAACTATTACAAATAGTATTTATTATGTTTTTATTATTATAGTTAATAGTCTGAATAATATGGTTTATTATCTATACATTTTACGATGTGATTATCATAGACTACAGTATTTGGGTTGTTATTTTCACATTTAACAGATGAGTCATTAATGTATGTAATATTACTACGTTTCTGACATGTATTACCTTCAATCGTTTTTGGAAAGAAAAAGAAAAATGACATAATAATTATAAATGAAAAAACAATATCATTTAATGACAATTTCATATATATAATTTATATATAATTATATATAATGAGTAGTGTGTATAATTTAAATAATGTACAATGGAAGAGTGGTTCATTAAATCAGGAAGTACCTGTATTAAAATTTAACAATAGAAATACATTATCGGCTGGACAGAGTCTATTTCGCGCTTTCCCACCACGTATATATCGTAAAGAATTAGTATTTTCTTCTGACGGAACACAGTCATGTAATTCCGGAACAAACATCAAAGTAGGGAATTTCGAAACACCGGGTGGCACAATTACTACAAATGTCAAAAATAACATTAATGTTCCTTTATATTTTGTTCAATCCACTATTGATGAAACTTGTTCAAATGAACCTTGTCCCAATGTGAATTCAGTACAAACCAATGCTTTAAAACGATTACGCAGTAATGGTATGATAAAGAAGAATTATTTTACATCGTCGCAACAATATTTGAATAACCGCAATATTTCAATCAATCGTCAACAATACTCTATTTTACGTGAAGGCGATTCAAAGGCACAACCTGGATCTGCTGAAGCTGAAAACAATGTATATTCTACAAATGGATTACCACCTAGTTGTAATGAAACTAAAAAATATTCATTCAATTATTACAAACCTAATAATCCGCAATTTAGCAATCAAGGCGCTGTATCAAACGGATCTTACATTGCTCGTTTGAAGTATGATACCGAACGCACAACTGCTGCTAGTTATACCAATTTATATGGCCCCTCTATGGCAGGATATGGATATGCTACTAAAGTAAAATATGGTTACGGTTTAACTTGTACTCCTACCTTTCCAGCTGGATCAACTACTATGGTACCATGTAATTCTAAATAAAATATATATGATTAGTATATAACCATATGTATAAATTATATGATAAACAGCAACAAAATATTACTAGAAAAATAAAAGAAAAAACAAGGGATCTTACTGATAATTATAGAATACAGAAAATAGAAGAACGCAATTTATATATTTTTTTGAAGAATGGTTTTCCTACTAATCGTAGTGTACTATTTTTTGACGATATGCTCGAAAATATTGAGAAGACTAATCAACATAGTCGAAGAATCATTCCTGTATATTTACCATTTGAAGAAGTCTTCATATTTAAGAATTTCGACACAAATCAATCATTTGAAGATGTCAAAAGTAAATTCAAAAATAATAATTATGTGAATAGAATGTCGAAACAACCTATCACGAAATCAAATGGCATAACAAATACATATACCACGATTGATGATGAAAGGCTGCCTAGTATTGAACAGCGATTGTACGATTGGATATTACAAACAGAAAATCATAAACAGCGATATGCTTTTTTCGATTGGGATTACACTTTGAATGTATACGGTGGTTTCAAACTAATTGATAAAAGCGTAAAAACGATGGATGACACTCTATTAGTATTATTGGGTGGCAAAGAGCGTATGGAAAACGTGCGCAATATATTACAATTTCTCATCAGTCATAATATTAAAGTATATATTATTACGGCTAATCCACAGGCCGAAGGAAACGCGGAAATGTTCGTTATATTATTACAACGACTAATGGGAAAAGACAATTTCACACATAAGCAACTTATTTATGCTAATACATATACAACGCCCAAATACAAGTTGATTCATGATATCATTACAAAAGACAAAACTACGACTAGAAAAGTCCAGAAGAAAAATAAAAACAAAACGGAAAAGCAAAAACGATTGTGAATCCAGATTTATTATGTAAAACAGTTTTGTCTTTGGAAAACATTATGTTCTATATTATGTTTCGAGCACCACTTGACACACTTTGATAAATTTATTTGTATTAATGAATCGATTTTCTCATTTTTTGTTTTTGATTCAATGAAACGAATAGTCGAATTGATATTTTCCAACTGTTGTTGACCAAATATAGCATTGTATTCTTCCATTTTACTAATAAAATGATTAGGAATATCAAAAGTAAATAATCTATTTATGTGATTACTATTTATCACCGTATATAATGTATGCCTGATAAGCGGAATATGTATATTATTGCGAAATCCTCTACATACTATATATTTTTCACTGTTTGCGTAACGACTGGTTTGTGGTTTTGTAATATAGACTTGATTATAACAACTGCTCAATAAATACAATAAATCAACCGTATTGCTAAGAAAACAATCAAATAACTTCAGTACAAATGCGCCGCCTTCAATTTGTGTACATATGGCGTAACATGCTTGAGCCATTAATAATTTGAAGATCGTATTTTCTTGATTATTGAAATCAGTAGAAAAATCGAATCCACCATCGGCTGTAACCAAGTGCATACTATTATGATATTTTTTAACAACGCTATCAAAATTATCAATATTCAATAAATCGCCTGTACCTGTACTACCTGTCTCAATAAATACATTCTTATTTTGTTTCAAAAACACTTCACTCTTTTTCCATGATGGAATATTAGGATCATTATTGTTATCCATCAGTGTCATTCCAACATAATAATCTGATCCATTTTTACGCTCTCTTACAACCGCTTCGATGAATCCTCCGGGACCCTCTGCCAAATGAAAAGATTTAATTGGTGTTGGTTGTTTTATTAAATCAAATACGTGTATCAACTCTATCATTTTAAAAAAAGATCTTGATAATGGTTTGTATTTGGAAACACAAAGGTTATATTGATTACAAATAGTGTTGATATATTCATATGGATTGGTGAATTTTTTGTATATATCCCATTCCTTTTCATGTGAATTTATTTTCAACTTCACTTTTTGTAAATATTCCGATAAAGATGGATTTATACATGTTTGTGTAGTAGTATCACTTACTTGACAATTGAGTTTTTTATAAACATATGTATTGACATTTGGTAATAGGTAATATATCATAATATATTATTTATTCAAGGTTTATATTTATTTCTTTTTAACTATTTTGACGCGCTTATTTGTTTTCTTAGCATCCGTTTTCTCGACTGGTATTTCCATATCTTCTACTGATTTTGTGGCACTTATTTTGACCAATTTATCCGCATCCACTTCGCGAAGTTTACGGAAAACGAAGTATCTATTCATAAATGATACTTGTTTTTCTTGTGGCGACATATGTAGCGCGGTCTTGAAGTCTTGTTTATCTTTGCGTTTGGATTCACTTTCCATTTTATTAAACAAATCTTTGAATAGTCCAGTGCTTCTTGGTAATCCCATAGATTGAGCATCCTCGTCTGTGATCAATATAAACCCATAATTTTCCATCACTCTCACAAAATAGTCGAAATTCACCAAATACTCTTTTGACACCTTTCCAATAGAATCTTGAAATACATGGATCGCATAATTCAATGACGTTTCATCATCTGGAAACCCAGTTTGTTTATATTTTTTGGTAATCTCATACATTTTATTATTATTTTCCATATATACAATCGAGTCGTCATATTCAGTATGTTTCAATAAATCAAATACAGTTTGGCCGTCATAACATGTTCCGATGAAATAACCATTCAACTTGGTACATTCTGCCAGATTTCGAGCAAATTCATTGAGTACTTTCTCATTTTCGAAGAAATAATGTAACGAGAATTGTACCGAACTAATATTAAATCCACCACTTGCTACACCATAATTGTTTTTAACCACTTCGCCTAGTGTAGTGGCGTCTTTTGGACCATTACCAAATATGGCATTAGATATTTCTTTCTCTTTGGTTGTAGCAAACTCTTCATTAAATGCTGTACCTTTTCTAATATTTTCGCCACTATTTCCATTGACAAATATACAGGTTGGTATTTTCTTATAGCTAGTCATTTGATTCAAATATCTAGCACAAGCACCATCTTTTCGGTTGTTAATATTATCACGAGATAAATCTATACCAAAGACAAACCCCAGTTTACTATCTATCCACTTTGGTAAATCACCGGCCTTTCCAACCGCATAGTCAATGAGTGATTGTTTGGGTTCCGAAACCGCTTGTATCAACTTTTTTTTGACATACAAATTGTGGAAGTCACGCATTGATTTCGATTTCAATGTAGTACCATTTCTTTGATAATATATTTCATCTTGCGATTCTTCACTATAATTATCAAAATAATCGGGTATGTCTAAACCACTTGAAATCATTGCGGTGGTTATTGGATTGTGAATCGTTAACCAATTATTGTTTGCTACACGGTAGGCATTACCGTAATTGTGATGTCCACTCTTTAATTCATTTGTTTTATCGTAACGCACACGCAGTGGTTTCCATCTCCATCCAGGTCGTTCATTCAAATCATATTTAAATTCAACAATCATGTGTTCTTCGAAGTATTCACCTTCTTCCGTCAACATGTACAATTCCTTACCATTTCTTTGTAATAAAATATTAGCAAAACAGGCTTTCGGATCATATGGATCAGTAGGAATAAATGGTTCAGGTCGATATTTATTGCGGTTCGTTTCTTCATCGGATTTGTAATTATGAACGTGTCCTTTTAACATATCTTCAAATGGATTCAAATATCCATCTTGGGCTTCATTGTAACCACACATCAAAATCAATGTTTTATATTGACTAATCGAGTCACCACCTACTAAATCCATACCATCCTGAAATATATTATGTATTTCATCTCTTCCTGTGTGATCTTTTTTAACACGCACTAACAAATCGATGGTGTTGAATTCCGCTGGTTTCCATTTGAAACTATAATTCCAAGTGCTTTTGTGTAACGGTCCCGCAATACCTACAACATCACTGCCCACTGCTTTATCGCTCGGTGTAAATATTAAACCATCGGTATTATACTTATAAATATTGTCATGAACATCACTTAATATCTTTGAGCAACCCTCAAATATAGATGTTTCTTCGGAAACTGCATAGAATGTTTTGGTTTCAATATTGAACTCGCATGATTCTTTTGAATTTAAGATATTTTTATGCTTTAATAAAGTTACAAATTGTGACATCAACGTAGATCTATATTTTACTTTTTTTCCTTTATATAGTTCTTCATCGCCGGGTGACTTATAAAATGGATATGTTCTGACATCTTGTGTATTTATATAATAAATATCGAATACTGCGTACAAATTAATATAATTACTATATTTGTCATAGAGAATGTGTTCGCCATCCAACAAGCTGTTAAAACAGTCTTTATTTTCCGTTTTAGATCCAGTAAATATCACACTCATATTTGTATTTATCAAGTATATCTTCCCCTCTTCATTTATATATAACAAACAACGATTGCCATCTGCCTTATCAGTGACTGTATAGTTATGTCTAATATTTGGTAAGTTCATATTTTCATAATCTTCTACGACGTTCTTAATTTGTAGTGTATAAGAAGACGGTCCAATAAAGTCTTTTGGATGAATTTTTTTAAAATCCTTCTCTTTACCATGTAACAAGACATAATATGAATGTAATATATGATCTTGCTCAACATATGAAATCGGATAATTTGTTTGTTGAAGACCAGATAATACTACACGCATAATCTTTCGAATTACGCCTATTATTTTATCGATTGTATCATATTCACTACCTACACCGACTTTGTGATTATCCAATTCCATTTCGATTTCATAATGCTCCAAATTGTTAAATATATTGGAATCTTGAATATTGTACGTACTCATCATTGTTTTTCCTTTATTTGTTGTTTTCGACGACTTGACAATACTTAGATCGGCAAATAATGGTAGATCCTTATGAACAAATCGAACGCGATTTAGTAAACGAAACGTCTTTTTGAAATCGCCCCACTTGTCAATAATACCACGGATGATCGAGGACTTCGCACTATACGACTGTTCAAGTTGATACGCAATACGCGTGTTAAACTCTTTGAAGTCTGCTGGTTTTATAAACTTTTCATCCAATTGCGGCGTAGTTTTTTGTGTAAATTTCATTTTATCATATGTCGTAGAAGGCATAGACAAGATCTTATCTAGACTATTTGTTTTACAATACTCTTGAATCAAATCCAAACCGACCAATTCAGTACGAACATTCGATCTTTTAGTAAGACCATTCTTATCCACAAACCAATGAAATATACGTAAGCTGTGGAAACCATTTGGATTTTCCGGCTCGAAACCATGATTATATAATGCTTGAGCAACATTATCATAATCAATCTTCGAAAACGGTTTATAATCCTTGCCACCACCGAAACGCAATTCTATTTCACTGGTCTTTCCATCTTTACGCGCAATTGGATTACTTTCTAAATAATTATTTAATATCGTATGTAACTGTTCCTTTGGCGTTTTCTCTTCCATTATAAATAATATATAGTAATTTCATATATTATTTTATTTGTATTAACAATCTTTCAATTTTTTATAATATACAATGTTTTGTAATAGCAATATAATGACTCTGTTTGTCATTTTTCTCGGGTTTTAACCCAAGCTTATCGCTTATTGTGCGCAGCTCGTCTACTTTATATGTCGAAATTGCCTTCAACGGCATATCGTGCTTTTCCAGTAAAAAACGACAAAGTATATTATCTATATCTGGATGTAACACATAATTGTATGTGGCATTTTTCTTGTATATTACCAATGGCTCGTTCGTTTCATCATAATCATCTGGTACAATAGCATAATAAACACGATCATTGTAAATAATGACCTTACACTTATAATAAATTGCCAATACATGTAAAGATTCGACCGTTATGTCTACATTTGTCATTAAATCGGAAATGTGTTCTTTAATATTATTTTTTGTCATTTTCATATTTACATTCTTCATAGCATTGGGCGTCTTTGTAAAAAAATCAGCAATCTTCTGCTTTTCATCCATTTGTGTATTTGTATATTTACTCAAGTCGTCGTATTTTGCTTTGGAATAAACATGTATATACATCATCCAAAATAATGGATCCTTTTTAAATATGGTTTCCATTTTTTCGTTGGAGTCATTTATTTCTAAACATTCTTGTTTTGGTTCCTCCGAATGTTTTATTTGTGGAAGATGAAAAAACATGTACTTCTCCAATCTTGAGATATCACATGCATTGTAGCCTGTTTTTACAAAAAAACTATGATAGTTCATTACATGTAAATGTGTATACATACCTTTATATTCATTTTTAAAATTCTTCATCTGTTTCCCAGTCAGTACACTCTTCTATCATCTCGCTGATCTCGCTTTTGATGCGCTTCGACGAAGTCATGGCAACTTTTCGCAATTTTACATTGAGTTTCATTACATAATCAAGACATGTACTCATATTACGAGCGCTGCGAAAATTCACATTGAACAAATCGAACTCTAATTCGCACGGCGTATCATAATTTGACCATATTCTTGGAAAATACTTGTAAAAGAATAATACGTGTTCTAAATCACCTTGATTTATCACATTCACCAGACCCATTATATATTGTTTTATAACGGTCAAAGGAATAATATCCTTCTCTTTCATATCTTCAATGAAACTTTTGAAGAGTTTCATTTTTCCACGTAAGTATATTTGGATAAATAATATACTCCAAATATAACAAAAGTGGTTTTGGGAGTCGGTATGTTGAATATTTATATTTCTTTGTAATTTTTCATCCTCAATATTTTCCAATTCCGGAGATATGAAATCTTCGAAACCTCCTGTCGGCTGTAACATGTATTTTACATTAACGGGTTTACATTTAAATGCGAACTCACTCTTCGTTTTTTTGAACAGAATATCCAGTATTTCTTTGCTATTGAATATTTTGTATGCTAGTTTGAGGAAACAGTCTTGTGTGCCGGATATTAAAGTGCTATTTCCATCTTTGTAATCTCCGGACATAGAGTCGAATATGTGAACAACGCGATGTTTAATATCACATACAAGAGCACCATAATGACCACCTTCACCTAAGTTCATGCCGAATATGGTATATATGATTGTGCTCTTATTGACCTTCGACTTTTTTATTTTTCGTGTAGCATCTTCAATATATTTGCGAATGACCTTTTTGTTGTATTTACTGGATTCCATCATCCACTCACCTTGTTCGTCTTGTTTTATATCTACTGTATCCGATCTCAGATAAATAGAATTCTCATATTCACAACCAATCTTTTGCAACAAAAGTTCCAGGCGCATATCATTCCCATCCATTATGAACTGTCGAAATATCTCATTGGCGTTTTCGATCAAAACTAGATCCAAACCGTCGTGATTAAATATCAGATCTTTTTGCATATTATCCAAATAACCATAACTGATGGGATCAATCAACTCTAGTGGTAAATCGTGTTTCGACATAATCACATGTAGTTTATACTTTGAAAAACATTCGCAAAAAAATAATCAATTTTTTTCATAAATATAACTCATAATATTTGGTGTAAGTTTTTGTGTAACTGTTTGATTGAATTTTATCGCGTCGATAATTGGAAAAAAACACATCACAATCATGATACTCATCCAAAACGTTGATATAAATACATTGACAATCATCGTGCTTAATTGCTTGATAATAAAGTGCGTATCCGCCAATAATAAATGTATTTTCTATATTATCTTTTTGCTCAATCGCCTTCAAACAATCATTTATACCAGTGAAGATTTAAAATGGAACGCCTCCGGCGTTCTGGATTTTAATTCGTTACTGATATCTGACCATTAAACGATTGAAAATGTCCAATTTTAAATCTTCAAGGGTTTAAATTTGTGAATGTTTCTATGTTGTCATAAGTACTTTTCGTTAACACATAATTTACGCGATTTTTCAATGGTTTACAACCCATACTCTCAAATGTTATTTTTCCCATAATCACCGCATTTTGTTTGGATTTATCTTCCGTATGTGTCGTAATTTTGCGGAAATACTTCATATCTTCTGGTTCATTCCAAGGTATAGACCCTTTGTAACCAATGCCATTGTTTTTACATGTCATTACAATAATATTAAATTTCATATTATTGTACTATAATTACATTTACATCCCTTTTATATATATCACATTATTCAAAAAATGCGGTTTTGAATACTTCTTTCTTTGTTTCAAGTGACTGTAATGTTGATTCTTGCTCTTTTACATAATCCAAATAGACCTTTATGTCTTCTATGATAGTTTTATCTAAGAACGACATATTGACAAATATACCACTTTTGT